ATGTCCAGTCCCAGGACTCGCGGATCGATGCGGAAATCTTCTCGGACGGCGACGTCCCCTATGCGGCGATTCTCGAATTCGGCGGCAAGACGGCGGCGCATGAAATTTTGCCCGACAAGGCGAGAGTGCTGGCGTTTCTGACGAACGGCAAGCAGGTCTTCGCGCGCAGGATCCAACACCCGGGTTCGACATTCGCCGCGCGGTCCTATCTCGGCGGGGCGCTGGACGATGCCAGTGGCGAAATCGCCTCGACGCTCAGGGAAGTCATCGCCGCCGCCGCTGAACAGCTGAAGGAGTCCCGATGAAAAACTCCCGCGAAGAGATTATGGCGGCGCTTTGCGCGCGCCTGGCCAGAGCGCAATTTTCGACGCCGATCAATGGCTGCGAAAGCTGGGCGATCCTGTCGCGGCGCGTGAAGTTATGGAGCGATGTCGCGGCTGCCGACCAGCCCGCCTTGTTCGTCACGGAACACGGCGAAAACATCGCTTATGCGAGTGAAAACGCGCCCGGCAAAACAATCCTAAACGTCGATCTCTTCGTCTATGTCGCCGGGGCGAATGATCCATGCGTTGTTCCGGCGCGCGATCTGAACATCGCGCTCGACGCGCTTTGCTCGGCGCTGGCGCCTGATCCCGCGATCGGTCGCCAGACTCTTGGCGGCCTGGTTCATCACTGCCGCGTCGAGGGACGGATCGTCAAGGATCCAGGCGATCTGGATGGACAAGGCCTCGCGCTCGTTCCAGTCCGCATCCTGGCGCCATGACGCCGCATTCATTCCAAGGGAATTCGTGATGCCAAACCTTTCGCAAAACGCATCGGAGCAATCCGAAGCAACCGGCCGTGAAATCGAGCCGGCAATCGAAGTCTGGTTTGTCGAGACCATCCACAATTCGCCGGTCTCCCGCGCCACCGAAATTTTCAATCACGTTCGCGTCGCGGTCGATGTCTTGAAAAAGAGACTCGCCGCTCTTCTGCAGGAGCAATGATCCATGTCCAACACAACTTCTGTCGCTTTCGGCTCCGGCGTGCTTATCGCGACGCCATCGGGCGCCAATGCGACGCCCGTTCAATTCGGCGCCGTGCAGGACGTGACGCTGGATATCAGTTTTTCGTCGAAGCAATTGTTCGGGCAATATCAGTTTCCGATCGCGTTGGCGCGGGGCGAGGGCAAGATCACCGGCAAGGCGAAATTCGCGAATATTGATGGACCATTGTTCAACGCCTGCTTCTTCGGCCAGAGCCTGAATGCAGGGCAGAAGCTCTGGGCCTATAATGAGGCTGGCGCCGTTCCGTCGTCGTCGCCCTATAGCTATGCGACGGCCAACGCCGCCAATTTCGACGGCGATCTCGGGGTGGTCTATGCGGCGAGCGGTCTAGCCCTGACCAGGGTTTCCTCGGCTCCCGCCGTCGGCCAATACAGCGTCTCGGCCGGCGTCTATACCTTCAGTTCCGGAGACGCCGGCAAGGCTGTTCTGGTCTCCTATTCCTATACCCAGACCAGCGGCGGATCGCGGGCGCTCATCGTCAACAAGGCGATGGGGACGGCGCCGACGTTCCAGATAGATTTCTACCAAACCAACCCCAATATTGCCGGCGCGCAATGGTCCCTGCGTCTTTACAATTGCGTTTCCAACAAGCTGAGCATCGCCTCCAAAACGCAGGATTTCGTCGTTCCCGAGCTCGATTTCGAAGCCCTCGCCAATGCGGCGAATTCGATCGGCGAAATCAACACGGCGGTTTGACATGGTTCCGGATCCGAAAATCAATTGCGCGGGGTCGCCTGTCGTCGCTCTCGGCGGGCAGGAGTTCTTCGTGCCGTCACTCGCGCTGCGGCAGGCGCGCGTCGTCGTACCAGGCCTGTTGAAACTGATGCCGCGCCTCAACGCCATCCAGGCGCGCATCTCTGGCGGCGATCCGTTGGGTGCGACGCTGCTGGATCAGAATGACGTCGAGTTGATGCTCGATGTCGTCCATTGCGGATTGACTCGCGCCTATCCCGAATTGTCGCGTGACGATGTTCTCGATCTTGAGGCCGGATTCACGGAGCTCGTCGCGGCGCTCGGCGTCATCGCGGGGCAGACGGGACTGTTTGCGCCAACGGAGGCGCAGCCGCCGGGGGAATGAAAGGCGGCGCTCCGGATTTCGACCGGATCGTCGCCCATTATTGCCAGATGTCCGGCGAAGCCTGGACCGACGCGCTCGAAGCGGAACTGACTTTCGTCCGAATCTTCGCCCGCCATGCTTATTGGCGGGACAGTCCGCCTACCCCGGTCTTGTTGTCGGCGCTCGCGATCGGCCTGGGGTGCTGGAGGCCGGAGCGCCGCGCCAATGATGCGGTCGCGGCTCTGCGCGGACTGTTTCCGTCGGGACGCATCTGACCGCGAGAATATCATGCGAAAAGCGAGGATGGCATGGCCGAATCCAATGTATCAATATCTTTCGCCGCCGATGCGTCCGGCTTTCTCGACGGCGTCGCGCGTGTTTCGGCCGCCTTGCAGACGCTGCCCGGCGATGTCGGCGCGGTGGGGCTCGGCGTTGACAAATCGACGCGGAGTTTTGCCGCCTTCGGCGCTGGCGCGGCCAACGCCTTGTCCGGGATCGGCGACGCCGCGCGGGCGGCGAGCGCCTCTCAGGAAGACGTCGCTCGGGCAAGCCTTTCGGCGATCAATCGCGAGATTTTCGCCGAGCGCGCGTCGCTTGCGGAAAAGAAATCGCTCTATGACGAACTGACCAAATTGAAGGTCATGAGCGGGGGCGAGCGACTTTCCGCCACGCAGGCCGCCTTGAATGAGGAATATGCGGCGGAAAAGTCGCTGCTCGAAAAGGTGGGGCAGCTTGGCGACCTGAGCATCCGGCAGCGGGAGCAAATTGACAACCGGAAGCTCGCGCTCGATGCGCGATATGCGCTCGACAGCCAGAAGATCATGCTGCAGTCGGTCGGGCAAATGGTCGCGCCGATGGACCATGTGATTGACTCCATGGCGTCCTCCTTCTCGTCCGGCTTGACCGGCATGGCCATGGGGACGCGCACGCTGAATCAGGCGCTGTCTTCATTGGCCCAGTCGGTGGTGTCGCAATTCGTTCGCATGGGCGTCGGCATTGTGGCGGATTGGGGCAAGCGGCAACTGGCTCTCGCGGCATTGTCGGTCGCCGGCGAAAGCCAGAAGACCGCTGCCGCTGCCGCCGGCGCCGCATCGCGTGGCGGCATTGCCGCTGGCGAAGCGGCGGCCGGACAAGCCTCCATTCTGGGCTCGGTGCTGAAAAGCATTACAGCCTCGGCCTCTGAGACATTTGCAGGCGTTTTCGGCTTTCTGGCTCCCGTGATGGGGCCGGCGGCGGCTGGCCCTGCTGCTGCGGCGCAGGGCGTAGTGGCGTCGGTAGCGGCCTTCGATATCGGCGCCTGGTCGATCCCGCAAGATCAGCTGGCGATGGTCCACCGCAACGAACTCGTCATGCCGGCGGCAGAGGCGGGCGCGTTTCGCTCGATGCTCTCCGGCGCGACCAAAGGCGGCCGCGCGGCCGGGCCGACGACCGGCGGCGGCGCGAGCGTGCATTTAAACGTCAGCGCGCTCGATGCCGGCTCGGTCAAGAGCTGGCTCGGCGGCAATTCGCGCCAGATCATGAAGGCGATCAATCAGGCCGTCGCCGACGGTAACCATTTGGGGCTTCGACGGCTCGCGGGGGCGTAAGGTTTGGCACAGGTCTTTGGCGTCTGCCTTCTCCCCGCGACCGGCGAATTCGCTTATGACACCGACGCGGCTTACGGCGCGCACTGGAACCCGACCGGGGGAGCCTTCGGGACCGGCGCGCTCGAAACATTGGCGCCGGTCAATTGCTTTTATGCGCCGGGCGGGACGAAGACCGATTATTCCTATGCGATCGACCAGTTGCAGGCGGCGCATCCAGAATGCCAGACGGTCGCCCTCGTCGTCGCCTGGTTCGGCAATTCGACCGATGCGGGTTCTTGCCATATTTACCCGTCCACGACCTATATCAAGGGCGCGTTTACGTCATGGACGGGCTCGACCTGGATCGTGGAGAACTGGCAATGCTCGGGGCTGACGCAGGCCTCGACTGGCCTGATCCCGATTTCGCAGACGGGCGGCAGCTTTTCCTATGGCGGCACGCCTTCGGACCAAAGCGTCGTCCGCTGCATCCAGGATTTGAAAGCGCGCGGACTTCGCGTCGTTTTCTATCCGTTCATCCTGATGGATTGCGCGGGCAAGCCCTGGCGCGGGCGGATCGAGGTTTCGAGCGATGTGAGCAGCGCCGCGACGGCGGCGGTCAGCGCCTTTCTCGGTTCGGCTTCGACCGGGCAATTCACGCGCGACGCGACCAATTTGACGGTGGCTTATTCCGGCTCGCCGACCGATTTCAGCTATCGCCGGATGATCCTGCATTACGCCAATCTGTGCGTGGTGGCGGGCGGCGTCGATCTATTCCTGATCGGCTCGGAATTGCGCGGCCTCGAAGCGATCCGCGGCCCCGGCTGGACCAAGGCGGGAACGACGGATGGCGGCGGCTTTGCGGTTTGGGATTATCCCTTTGTCGCCGGGTTGATCCAGCTTGCGGCCGATGTGCGCTCGATCTTCGACGGCGCGGGATTACCCAAAAACCCGACGACGTGGAAAAACCTGATCTCCTATTCGGCGGACTGGTCAACCTGGAACGGCGTCCAGCATTCGGGCGCGAACGGCCAATGGCCGCATCTCGACCGGCTGTTCGCCTCGGCGAATATAGACCTCGTCTCGTTCGACAATTATCTACCGCTGTCGGACTGGACGACGGGCGATGGCGGCCTTGATCCGCTCCACTGGACGACCGCCGCGCCGACGTCATGGCCGCCGGCTTCGGGCGCCATGAATGGCCTCGGCCTGACCGGGACGCCCATGCTGCACAGCCAGACTTATTTGCAGGCCAATATTGAAGGCGGCGAGAGCTTCAATTGGTATTATGGCGATTCGAACAATCTGGGGCGCGGGCTCGATCCACTCGGGACCGGGCAATATGTGAGCCTGCCCGAAGGCAACCGCGCCATTCAGGCGCGCAACCCCTATTACGCCAACCAGCAGCTGCTCGGCCGCAAGCAATTCCGGTGGTGGTGGAAGAACGCGCATCAAGCGATCTATGACGCCAGCGACGGCCTCGGATGGGCGCCTCATGGCCCGACGACGCAATGGGCGGCGAAATCCAAGCCGATGATCTTCGTCGAATATGGCTTCGCCACGATCGATCGCTGCACCAATCAGCCGAACGTCTTTTTCGACGCGAAATCGACCGAGAGCGACACGCCGTTTTGGTCGACCTGGGATTCCGCCGATGGCGCGAGCTTCGTTCCGCGCCGCGACGATCTTCTCGCAGCGCTCGGGCTACAGGCGATTTACGATTATTGGACCGGTGGCAAGAACGAGACTTCGGCCTCGGGCGTCCCGATGATCCTGACGCCATTTTGCTGCGCCTGGAATTGGGACGCCCGCCCTTTTCCGACCTTCCCGCTCAATGCAAGCGCATGGGGCGACGGCGGCAATTGGGCGACCGGCAGCTGGATCGGCGGCAAGGGGCCTTATGTCCAGGCTCCGGCGGCTGACGCGCCGCCCGGCGCGGGCTCCTACGCCATTTTCCCGGCGCTGACGGGGGAGGGATGGAGCGTTCATTATTCCCCGCGGTTC